GTCAATGGAAGCATAAATAAAGGCCCGTTCGCGAAGCGACAGGCTGAATAGTGTACTGGGTAGAATTTTTAAGCGGTGGAGGGCGTAATGCGCGTAAACCGATTCGCCGTCGGCTTCGTCAGCATTGCCGCCCCCCGTTATTAGTTTTTTGCTTCTTCCTTCAGTTCGTTAATATCGGCCGCGAAGCCGTTAATCTCCTGAATGGCAAGAAGCAAGTCCGTATATTGACCAGGATTAAGGATTTTGTCGATCAGGTCTTCGGCGCCCATAACCCCATATTTAGACTGAAGTTCAGCGTCTTTGAAGTTAGGGTCCACACAGCAGGCGATAATCAGGCGGTTGTTATAAAGGTCCTTGTCGACTTCAGTATGCTTCTGGTGCGTCTTCTTGTCGAATGTGATTTTCTGACAGCTTCTGCGGATTGCCTTGTTTTCACCTTCAGTGATAGCCCTAATCACGAAGGGGAAGGGGAACGGTTTTATTTCGACTTCCGCCGTGGTAGTCGGTTCCACTTCCTGTTCCATAAGAAATTCCTGTAGTTTACCCATGAGCGGTTAACCTCCTTTAATAGTTAAAATTTAGTGAATGGCGTCAAAATGTCGAAGTCTTCAAAGGTGAAGTCGGCGTCTTCTTCCAGCGGATCGTCGGAATCGCCGTCCAATTTTGCCAGGACGGTTGAATCCAAGTTACAGCCGATCAGAAGAACGGTCTGCTTGCCGGCGGAAGAAGCGGGGTCGTCGTTTTCAACCACCAGGTCAAAGTAAAGATCGACGCCAGTTTTCTTATATTCCACAAGTAAATTCCTGAAAAGCGGTGTCAGGTAATACAGGGTCATGGACCCAGTCCCGTTAAGACCGGTTACCTTATGGCCGGTCATTCGCTTTCCGATAGACTTTACTTCGGACTTACTCTTTTCGATATTGGCTTCGATAGCCTTTGCAAAGAACAGTTCTTCGTTATTGCCGTTAATCTTTGCGTAGGCCCTGCCTTCCTTTCCGGAAATGGTATCCGGCGCGTTCAAGGTTTTCACTTCGCTTCACTCCTTCCGTTAATTAACCGTAACGGTCATATAAAGTTTTTCCATGCTGTCGTTCGGCTGAAGCGCGCAATTAACAACGACGTCGCGCTTACCGTTACCCTGCTGGATAACAATATCAGCGCTTTCGAAATTGCTTATCGCGTCTATAGCCTGGTACTGCATGGCAAGGGACACAAGGTCAGCCTTGAACAGTTCGCGGCCTGTGTCGCTGTTGGTTACGGTTCCGATATATCTTTCGCCGAAGATTCTGGCAACATCATTCGCCCAGCCGTCCATTACACGGACCACACGGTTAGAAGTCCAGTCTTCAGATACACCGTCGCCGAAAGTAACAAGGCTATTGATGTCAGTCAAGACGCGGGCTTTTCCATTATCAGCATAGAAAGCGAATTCGCCGTTCTGGATAGCCGCTTCATACTGGCTTTTAGTGTATTTAATATCAACGTCGACAGCTCCGTCATAAGCGACATTGGTCAGCGATTCGTTGACTTCCGCGCCAGCAGACGCGCCAGCAACCCAGGCGACGGCCTTATCTCCGGTGATTGTGGTCCCGTCGGCCAGGATAACACCGTTTTTGACGTTAATCAGACCTATGTCGTCGCCGTCATACTGATAAAGGACCCCGACTATCTTAACGCCGTTATCGTAGCGCAAACGCTTCACGAAGGCGGCAATAAGCGCCTTAATTGTTTCGTCGGTGCCAGGGTAGCCAATCACGTTAAAGGCTTCGACCTCAATAGCGTTCAGGAAGTTCGAATAAGCCGTCCCGTCAACCGTTCCGTTAGAACCACCGGTCAAAGCGGTTGCAGAAGTGGGGGTTAAGGTTTCGGCTTCTCCGAAGGTAACAAAGTTATTGTCTTTAAGGTTTGCGGAACCGGAATCTGCGGGAACGGTTTGTCTGTCGACTTCCATAGTCCCCAGATAGGTTACAACGTCAACCTTTGTCGCGTCGTCAGCATTGGTCAGGATAGCAACCTTCAAGTCATTTCCTCTGGTGCCGCCCCATTTTGCAGTTACGGCCATTCCTCCGACCGTTGCAGAAGCCTTCTGTCCGCCAGAATTCACGCGATAAGCCAGAAGGGTTTTAGCGCGCTTCAAGGCTTCCCTGACAAGAAGAAGGGACACGTCCGTTGGATCATAACCGAATATGTCGATTGCGGTCCTGTTAAAGTCTTCTGCTGTCACAGCAAAGACCTTGTTTTCAGGTCCCCAGTTCAGTTCAAGGGGAAGGGCGACAACGCCACGCGAACCAAGCTGGGCCGCGCGTCCAGCGCTTACAAAGTTGATATAAGCGCCAGGCAAAATCTTATTCTGTACTGTAAAAGTACCTCCACCGATAGGGGCCATTTACATTCACACCTTTCTTTTGAGAAATTCGGACACAAGTTTTTCAACCTGTGCTTTGGTATAGGTTTTATCAGCGTCCAAGATCGCCATAAGAATGTCCTTCTGGTGGCTGAACGCTTTACTGTGGACCAGTTGTTCTTTAGTGAAAACAGGTTCCGCCGGCGTGGACTGCGCTGTCTTATCGGCGGCTTTCTTCTTGCTTGCCATTACTTCAATTCCTCCTTCTGGGTAAGATTTTCCATGAACTCAATAGCTTCAGGCGCCATAACGAAGTTAATATTAACGTCGAATAAGAATTGAAAAACCCCTGATTCGTCTTTCCTGGCCGTTTGGCCGGTCAGGTAAAGTCGGCGCGTTTTATTAGCGCTTTCTTCGACGTCAAGGGTTTCGAAATTGTCGTACATGGTATCGGCCCAATCATTAAAGGCCATATTGTCGTCAGACTTTAAGAAATAAAGGACCTCAATCTGACAGGAACGCCTCCTTCTCCGGTCCAGTTTCTTTTCCTGGTTTGTTTCGATAACCCCAACAAAGAAGTTTCCGTCGGCGCCTTTAGGAATTTTATCAACAAATACATTTCGATCCGGCCAGATTTCAGATAATTTCGAAGCAATGGCTTCCAGGATTTTATTAACGGTCATGTTTTATTACCTCCGTTTATCCGGAACCACGCGGGGATAACCTTTCCTGAAGAATCTGGTCAATCTTACGGGTTAGGCGGGCGTTCTGGGTGTCTTTAGTCCGCCGAATAGCCCTTAAAAGGGTAAAATGCCCGCGTACATAGCCGCCGTAAGGTCCGACGTACATTCCGCCTTCCGGATCGTTCTTCTGATAGACGAAAACATGGCCGCTCCAATGTCCAGGGACGAAGTGACTTCTGAAGCCATATTCAAGGGGCTTCGCATAGTCCAGGTTATTATAAACGTCAATCCTATAACGCCTTCCGGACCGTTGCGGCCTGCTTCCGTCGTGATCATTGTTATTTTGGTGGGTCAAGGCTTTATTTCCGGCGTGGAAGTTGTTCTGATAATCACCGGTGTTCACTATATCGGGGACGTCATTTTTACAGATAAGTTTTGCCTGTTTTACTGCATAGACGCCTTCACCGATAACCAGTTCTTCCATGATGTCCGGAACTTCGTCCCTTAACTGTTCAAGCTGTTTTTGAAGGTTAATTAAGCCTTTATTGTCCACACTCACGCCAGATCACCGTCCTTGACCCTTACTTCCTGGTGTGTTGCATAAACATTCGGCCGTCCGACTACCTCGAAGTTATAAATGATCGTGCTGTCTGGGTTATCCCTTCCGAACCGTTTAAGCGCAATTTTATCCCCAGGAAGGATCGAAAGGGAAGGGGGAAAGAAGATAATGGCGTCGTAGTCAATTTTATTTTGTGCTTGCATTTGCTGGCTTTTGTCAGAACCTGAATGCACAAGCGTGCAAATGCTATCAATATAAACGTCTTCGGGAACGTGCTTCGAAATATTGTTTATCTTCTGAAGCGTCGTTCTTGAAACAGTGGCTGTGTCTTCATAGGTTCGTTCTATAGCCATGCGTTCAGCGGCAGGGTTACCGAATCCCATAACTGATCACCACCTTAATTTCCTGTACTCATTGAGGACTGTCTTCCAGCCGAAAAAGTCTCCGTTGTCTTGTCCCAAATTAAAAGTAGGGGCCGATCCGGAAGCGCCTGCCGCATTTGCAAAAGAAGTCTGAACATCACCACGGCGAACAGATGTCACGGGTCCGACAGCGGCCTGTGTATCACCAAGACCGGCACTTTTATAATAACTAACGGCCATGACAATAAGGACTTTTTCAAGTGGTGCCGGAAGCGTGTCCTGTGCGGTGTAGGACAGGATCATTTCTTCGATAGTCTGGATTGTAAATTCAAGGATCGCGTCCTGTTCTTCACCGGTAATCCCAAGAAGTAACTTGACTTTATCAAGTCTGGAATAAGTGGGTGCCATAAGGACCCGAATAGCTTCGTTTTTTTCAAGGTCAGTCAATCCTTCCAGGGAATTAAGAATGTCTTGTAATAACACGCCATCACCGCCTTATAAGGGAGGGGACGCCGGATTATTCGCCGCGCGCCCCTTTGATCAAAGTAATTATTTCCGCGTTTGTGGCCTTTTCTGTGACTTCAAGGCCCATCTGTTCAGCCAAAGCCAACAGTTCGGCCTTTTTCATGTTTTCCAAAGGTTTTTCCGTGGCCTTTTCCTGGTATTCCTCATATAGTGGGGAAGCGCGAAGTTGATTTTCAACAATCGCGCTTCTCGGTTCCAGGATAGCGCCTGTTTCTTTATTCCTGAACCTCATTAAAAGTCCCTCCTTTATGCACTTGCAGCATAGGTGAAGATAAGATCAGGGGTTAAGACCTTTGTTCCATAATCATAGAACAAGGACACGCCGTAATCGTTGGAAAGCGGAATCTTTTCGGGTTCAGTGTAAGGATAAGAAACAACCGGCTGGGCGATTGCTCCATCAATCATCAATACGGCATTCTGACCAGCAGGAAGATTGATAGAAGAATAAACCCTTACGCCGTGGAACATTCCGAAAGATTCGGCTGCGGTGTCCACGTTCGGTTTAGGAAGCGTATCCAAAAGGTTTCTAATTTTACCATAAAATGCAGGGGAACAAACAAGGTTCATAATTTCGCGGGGAACACCGCGAACATAGTCATTTTTTACAGTTTCAAGGGTCTGGATAAAGGCTTCCAAGATGTCGGCCAGGTCAGTTAACCCAGCGTCAGGTGTGAACGCAGTCCCGCCACCTTCAGCAAAAGCGGCCGCAAAGAACGCGACGTCAAGTTCGCTGGTCATTGTGCGAATGTGGTCGTCGACACGTCTTGCCATAATGCCGCCCACACCGAAGGTGTCAAGATCAAATTTTGCGCATTCCTCGACTATTTCCTTGTGCTGGTCGAGGTTTACAGTTACAGGCGGTGCAGTGATAGCGTCACCTTTACCGGCGGCCCTTGCAGTTCCATAGTCTTTCGAAGTGCTGTTTTTAAACCTTCTGAATTCCACGGAACCAGTGGCAGGGTTGCCAGTGTACGCCTGGGATTTAAGGGCAGAAGAAAGCGTGTTCTTCTGAACGTTTTCAATTACATATCCGTAAAGTTCTTTCAATTCGGCCTTTAAGGTTCCGGAATTGATAAGGCTAATTGCGCTGGTTCTTGCCATTAGAAATCATTCCTTTCTTTTTTTGATAGGTTATGGTTGTTAAAATATCACAGGTCCGCCCTGTGAGTCGATTTTGGGAGTTGCGCCAGGTTCAGCAGGCTTTGCTCCCTTAATCTCTGGATTTTGTTCCTGCGCCCTGAATAGATAGGGTTTGGTTTCTTTAATAGGCTTGATAAGGCTTTCCAGGTCACTTTTCAGGTTTCCTGATTCGTCCACTTCGATTTTTTCAAGGTCCAGAAGCGAAATGATGTCGGCCGGATCGTGCGCCTGGCCGGAAAGGGCAAGTCTTAAAGCTGTGTTCTTCTGGATTTTCTTGATTTCTGCGGCGTGGTTGTCTTGCAGGTTCTTAATAGTGTCCTGGGCGGCTTTAACGTCGTCAACGATCTTCGCCGGATCGCCAGAACCGCCGATCGTCTTTAATGCGTCAGCGGCGGCCTTTAATGCCTTTTCGGCGCTTGCACTTTGCAACTTCACGGCTTCGTATTTGTCGGCCGGAACATAGGACCCGTCGTTTCCGATCACCAGATCGACGTCTTTTCCGTCTTTGCCTTTACCTTTCAGGGCTTCCTCGACCTGTTTTGTCAGGTCCTCTCCAAGAAGTTTTTTGATTGATTCATGGATCATGGTTGACATTCTCCTTTCTCCGCTGTTTTTAACGTGACTTCCACACGCTTTGCGGTCCCGTCTGTTCGCCGGAACGGGTACGGCTTATTTTGGATATGAAAAAACGCCCGTGAAGGCGTTCAATCAACAAGTTATTCGGTTACTGTAACAGCTTTATTCTTTGATTTTTTCTTCTTCGTCTTAATGCCCTGGACTTCGGCCCATTCCTCATAAGTCATGTTTTTAGGCATTTTCTTTCCGGAATTGTACCAGTCCATTTCATCATGGGGATCATATTCTATGGTCGTGGATCGGCAATTCGGGTGCATGGGCGGGAAGTTTGTCCCTGGTTTGGCTTCATCTAAAGCGAAGTTTTTCCCGTCCAGGCTTGCGCAGACTTCACTTGTCCGGCTGTCCAGGGTAGCGACGAATTCATATCGCTTCACGCCGGCGGCTCTGTAAGCGGCTTTTTCTGCTTCGTTGTGGATATGGTTTGTTTCGGTCCTGATAAGCCGTTCGGCGTTTTTATAAGATTGGCCCATTCGCGCCGATATTTCCTTCGACATGGCAACAATACCCTTGCCCTGGATAAGTCCCTGGGTCGTAACCTCCCGAAGATGAAAGAGAAGGGCCTGTTTGTTTTGCCATAGCCGGTCCGAAAACATGGCGCCAGACCAGGGATAAGAAACAACGCTTTCAATCATGCCGGCGTTTATCTTTGCGAACTCGTTAATAAAGCCGGCGCGGGCCTGTAGGTGATAGACTTTTTTATAATAGGCTTCGGTAAAGTTTTCTCCGAATTCAGCTTTCATCTGGGCGACGCCTTTAGTGAATAGGTCGTTCAGGATCATGTCTATTTGCGCGTATAAGGCTTCCAGGCGTGTTATTGAACTGCTATAGGATAAAGCGTCAAGTTGTGCCGTTAATAGGGCCTTAATGCGCGGGTCTGGTTCCTGGGCTATTTTGTTGACGTAGTCGGCCAGACTTGCTTTCCATTCCTGGAATTCTCTTTTGTTTAGAAGCCGAACGGCTTCTTCGTAGGTCAGGCCGTGTTTTGAAGCATACCGGTTATAGAAGTCGTTAACTTCCTTCCGGATTGCTCTTGCGGCTTTTTGGTATTCCTCAAACATTTTAGCCGATAGCCTGGCGCCGCGAATGTAAGATTCTTCTTCCAGGACTAAAGCGCGCCTTCTCCAATATTCCTTACTTCTCATTCTTCGTCACCGCTTCCGTCGTCTTTCTCGTCGCCTTCATTTCTCACCCCCAGGTCATTATCAAATAAGCCGCTTCCGAATTCCTCCATAGCCTTTTTCCGTTCTTCCTCAATCCTTGCCAGTTCTTCGTCCGCGTCAGTGACCCACGGGTGATTCTGTATTTGTGTCCGTTTGGAAAGAATTCCTTCGCTGACCCTGATGTTGTTAATTACTTCAGTTTCATTGACCGGCATATCGACATTAAAGATAATGTCGAACTGTTCCTTCGTAAAGTCACCCTTGCCGATAAGCTGTAAGTAAACGTCAATGAACAGCTTCAGACGCTGGAAGGTTTCTTTCAGTTCGGTTCCCAACGCGTCACAGTCAGCGTCCAGGTCCATATAACGGAAATTGATAGCGGTTCCGGAAGCGTTCCCCAGGTCTGGGTCCTTCGTGTCGACGGCCGAAGCGAAGTCGAATACGTCGCGGCGTTGCTTATCCAGGAAGGCCATAACCGCGTCAATATTAAGGTCAGCCTGTAGCTTATCAACGCCACCGTCCGAAGTTACCTTGATTGCCAGGTGTTCCTTCAGGTCCTTAATGAATTCGCCCAGATCCTGGCCGCCATAGTTCTTCAGGATATATATAAACTTCGCCACGTCGCGAAGCACGTCGGCTGTTACGGATGTCTGCCAGTTAATATCGTCGATCAGGTCTTTTACAAAGTAACACAAGGGAAGTTCTTCGTCGTTATATCTTAACCAGGCGATAGGTACTTCTTCCCAGTTATAAGCCTTATTACCGACGACAAAATGGCTTTCGGTATAGTCGTTTTCTTCGGTGCCGTATTCCTTATCGACCATGAACCTAAAGCCGCCTTCCAGACCGGTAACGAAGCGCTTGACACCGCCAGGATACCAGAATTCGGCCCGTGTGATTGTGTGTTTGCGGGTCCCGATATAAACTATCTGGTCATAGAAGCGGATAAAAGCGTCAAGTTTTGTCCGTTCAGAATCGCGCCATAAAGGGATAATCTCGGTCGAAGGAATAAGCATAAAGGCCAGCTTGCCGTCTTCGTCAAAATAAGGCTGTATCCAGGCAATACCTGATTTAATCGCGTTTTTTCCAAGACTTTTAATTTTCTTGCGGAACCTTGCGTCGAATATTTCGCCCAGCGCTTCCGCGTATGCCTTATTACTGGTGTCTACGGTCCAGGGCTTCGAAAGAAGGTAATTGACCTTTTGGTCCACCAGCTTTTTAAGGATCGGGTGTTCGATTTTACAGTTTGACCGGTTGGCGACGTCGTTCGTCTTCCTCTGGACGTCAGACCGGTTCCTGTAATACTGTTCAGCTTCGACCATGATCTTGTATTGCTCGGACGACTTGAATTCTTTTATTTCTTCACCGACTATCTGGGCCAGCGACATAGGGACCTTTTCCGGATCGGAAAGGATCATCTTTATTCGGTCCATCTCGGTTAATGCCATGCTTTACACCTCACTTCAAAATCTCGATTGCGGAACCACGGCGAATTCTTTCAACGGAATAGCGAAGGGCGGCCATAGCGTCGTCCATGAATTCGACCGGTTCGTCTATATACAACCCAGTTGTAGGGTCCTTTTTCCACTTCCATTGTTGAATTTCTTTAAGCGTGTTCACACAGGAAGGGTGAATGTGGATTTTTCGGCCTTTCAGGAAGTCAATCTGGGCCTTAACGCTTCCTTGTTCCTTCTTAACAGGGTAGGCCCTGAAGCCGGCCTTTTGCCAGGTCCTGATCCTGTCCGGCTCGGCCGAATCGCAGAACATTTCAACCCTGGGGTCAATGTTTGCTTTGCGGGCCAGGGCGATAATTTCTTCCGTGTCCTTCTCAAAGACGTATAATTCGGACCGGATATAAATTTCGCCGTCCTTGAAGCCAATACCCAGGATCGCGTTCGCGTGATTGAAACCGAAGTCCTGACCGTAATAAACCGAATCGAAGTATTCTTTTCCGGTGGGGAAGTCGTGAACCTCGAAGTTCGTCAATATCAGGCCGCCAAGTTCTCCCCATTCGCCCAGGCCATACACGCGATAACCTTCTGGGTCTTCAATCTTCCTGCGCTCCATACGCCGATAATAACCAGGGTCTATAAACCGGTTATCCTTATAAGTGGAATGGTTGGTTAAGACCTCCGGATCGGACCTATCAAAATAGCGCGCCTTTATCCAGTGGGTCGCGCTAATGGGGTTGAAGGTCATTGTTATTTGATAATATAAATTCGGGTTCAGGTCCGACAGATCACCACGAAGACGGTCATCCAATATGTCAACGTCTTCCGCTTCAAGTTCTGTCGCTTCCTCAATCCATATCCAGGTCAGCTTCCCTTTTTTGAAGGTTATCGACTTAACCTTTTCGCGCTGTCTTTGGTCCTTAACCCCGCGGAATATGATTTTGTTTCCGGTAGTTTTGCATTCCAGGGATAAAGGGTTAAGGGTTATCTTCCAGATTTTCGGCGCGTGATTGCCGAACATTCTGTAAATGGCCGCCTGAAGTTCTGCAAAGGTACTATCGCGGTTAGTTTCCTCGACCTTACGAACAACAAGAAGGTTGGCGCCTTCATAGGCCGGATCAGATAATTTCGCGATATAGTCCTGGGCCACGTTGACCGATTTTCCGGAACCGGCAGAACCTTTTAATATACGGTAGCGGCCGCGCCACTCATTAACCGGTTTGAATATAGGGTTAAATTTTGCCTTTGTTATTACCTTAACCTTCGTCGCCGTAGTCATAGTTAATCACCACTGTAACGGGGACGTTGGATTCAGGATCGTTATTGAACATTCCCAGATGTTTACCCAGCAGTTCAAGGGCCTTCAGCTTATCACACATTCGGATTTCGCGTTCCACACCTTCGCCGGCGTCCGTTGGTATGGTTTTAACCCTTACCGAAGCAATGGCCGCGGTATCATCTTCGGACGCGTTTTCCGATAGGGTGGCACTATCGAAGTTAATCACGTCGGCCGCGTTCACAAAGGCAATTCGGGCAAGTTCACGGACCACACGATCCGCATTTATCCCAGTTCTTTTCGAACGCTCGGCCAGCGCTTCATCTACGCGCGCGCGAATGTGGGGTTTTGTCAGGTTTTCACTTCCTATGTCCCTTGCGCTGTTAGGACTGTAACCGGCCCGAATCGCGGCTTGTGTCGCGTTCAGGTCGATAAGGTATTCCTCGACAAACCGTTTTTGCTTCGCGGTTAACTTCGCCACGATTCATCACCGACCTTTCATATATTTTCACGCTGGGAAACAGAAAAAGACGCCTGTTTAAGACTTCTTCTTCGGTTTCCCTATATTAAAGGAGGGGGGACCGACCAGTCCCCAGGATAATATTACCATAGGGGTTTTTATAGGAACAATGGCGTATAACTGCATACACTTGCAATCATTTGCAATCAAATTTTAACGCATTTTTCTTCATTCGCCGGAAGCCTGTTCTTTTCAGTATGCCAGAACCTTTTGACCAGGGAAGTAATTGCGGCTTTTCTTCTTCTGGCTATAGTCGAAACGTCGACGTTAAGAATTTCGGCCGCTTCCTCATAAGTGCGTTTCGGATAATAAAGGGTAAGTAAAACACATTTTGACTTCGTGTCCAGGCTTAAAATGTTATGATAGACCGCTTCTATCTGACGCCTTCGTTCTTCAAGTGCGGCGATATTTCTTTCCGCTCTTTTTCGCCTGCGTTCAATCGCTTCGACAATGTGAACCATTTTGCCGTCCGGATCGGAAGTGGTCTGAACGCGGACGTCGTCATATTTGATTGACGGGTAGGCCCTGGCCCTTATACTTTCCAGGTCCGCTTCCAGCGCGGCGCGTTCTGCTTCGATCTGCGCGTCTATGGTCATAATCTCCTGGTCGTGGTTCTGAAGTATGTCTTCAATGTTTCTACGGATTCGTCTTTCTGCGTCCACGTCGATTCCCTCCCTTCTCCGGCCGGCCCGTTAAAAGGGGCAATCTTCGTCCATGTCCACAGGTATAAAATCACCGCTTGCGATAGCGTCTTCGACAGGACTTTCAGGCTGATTATCTCTTTTGGATTCGGCGAAGTAGACTGAATCGGCGATAACCTCGACTTCGCGGTGTTTCTTGCCGCTGTCGTCTTCCCAGGTCCGCGTTTGAATGCTTCCGACCAGGGCGATCCTGGAACCCTTCTGAAAGTAGTTCGCGCAAAATTCGGCTGTGTTGCGCCAGGCAATCACCCTTATATAGTCTGTTTTATCTCTACTGAAACGCCTGTCCACAGCCAGCGTAAAGGAACAGACCGGCGTTCCCTGTTGAGTATATCTCAATTCAGGATCACGGACAAGGCGTCCCAGAAGTTGACATTGATTCATTCGATTTCCTCCCATCTTCTAAAAGCGTTTTATTTGCCTTTTAAGGGCTTCGTTTTTGCTCGGTAATATATTTGTCGTCCTCGGTTGTTTTCGTCTCTCCTGTGGCGTCCTGTGCGCCCAGGATTGAAAATATTTCTGTGCTTATACCTGTGCTTTACGGTTATCAAATAAGTTTCCCTGACCAATTCCAGAAGCGCCCCTGATAACTGGTTAATCTGCTGGATTTCGTTTATCATGCTTTGGGTCAATCCTCCGGACCGCTTCATCTGTTCAATGGCTTCCAGACACCTTTCGCCCTTGTTGTAGTATGAAGTAACACCCAGGGCCTGACATATCTTCGAAAGAACCCTGTCGGCCCGTTCTTCGTCCTTTTCGATATAGTCCAGGCGTTCGGCCTTTCGCCGTAGTTCATACATTTCGCTTTCAAGTTTCCGGCTTACCAAGCGTCCGATTTCCCGCATATTTGCCTTATCTTCCAGGTACATTTTGCAAAGTTCAAGGCGTTCGTTCGGTAATAGCCTTTCATGGCGTGGATAGTTCTTTTCCGCCCTGTGTAGCGCTCCAATGTATGTAAACATCAGATATTTGAACATTTCGACGGGCGGTTCTATATCACGCCAGGGCGCCTTTTTAATGGTCCTGATTCCGCCTTTCGAATTCATAACCACCAGGCCGCAAACGTCGGGTATTTCCTCAACGTCGCAAACGCCAGGCGCAACGGCAAAATAAAGCTGGTTGCACATTGGAAGATAAGCGCGCCACTTTTCATCACGAAGGAAGTCTGACCGGCTGACCTTTATTTCGTAACCGGTGATCCCGAAGCGTGTCCAGGATATTTTTATCGCCAGCGCGTCGATCTTGCTATGGTGCGCCACTGTTTGCGTCGGACCGTTCTTAACCTCCGTAAAAAACATATCTTCCTTATGTCGCTTCGCCAGGGCCTTTGTTATATCCCTGGCCGTTATTTTCTGCATATATAACACCACCTTCGATTTCGTCGCCCCATGCGTCCCAACCAGGCGCCGCATTTCTGGCGAACAGTTCTATCATAGTACCCCCCCCCGCATAGCTGGACGATCCTATCGCGGACAACGGCCGGCTTTTCGCTGTGTCTTCCGACAGGTTCGTCTATTATGCTATGGACTGCTTTAGAAACGCGTTTTGGCCGTCCTTTTGTTGCAAGAAGACAGACTTCGGCGTTTGCTCTGGTCCAGCTTCCCAGACCCCAAAACCAGCCAGGGGATTTTTTATTCCTCTTTACCCATACAAACGCCGCGGTCTTATACTTGAAACCCCAACGACGGATTGTTTCCAGGCCGATTTCAAGGTTAGGAAATGTCACCCATAGAAACAGAATGCAGTTTTCGGCCGCTATGTCCTGGACAGGAAGGTTATATATTTCTTCTGGCTTCATGGTCTTATAGTGCTTCGCGGCCGGACCATTTCCGGTCCCGTCATAAAGCCTATAAGACCAGGGCGGGTCCGCGTAAATAACATCATATTTCTTCTGCGGGAACGGGATCATGTGCTTACACATCTTTCCTGGGCGGCTCTGGCCGCCATGATCTCCATTGACCGAATAAGGGTATATTCTGAAAATGCCATTTCGCGGACTGTGTCGGCCGTTAGCAGGACCAGGTATCCGTCGTCGTAACCGTCTTCACCATACTTCCGGCCTTCGCGCTCATTTGCCAGGTCCAGTTTACGGCGTGCGTATTTTTCGGCCTTTTGGAAGAAGACGGGACATATTTCAGTCCCGACTTCTTTTTCGACCCTGGCTTTAAGTTCAGAAGTCGTTATCATCTTCGATAACCTCCTTTTCCGTGCCTATTCGCCTGAACAGTTCTTCCACAAGCTGGCGCGTTGTGAAGCCTTCAAGCAAGGCGAAAGGGGAAAGGTCGACTTCGTCTTCTTCCAGTTCGACTTCGATTTCAGATTCCACATAAAAAGCCGGCCGAACGCCCCTGTAGCCGCCGTACGCGTTGTGGTCGCTCAGCGTGCCGTCCGTGTCGACAAACCGCGCGTCGTACGAATAGCCGGCGTTCGGGGTTATAAGCCACCACCAGTCGTCCAGGTCAAGAAGTCCCTGTTCGCTGTACTTCCTGAACATGGCTTCAGTTAGCAGGCCGATTTTATCTGTTACGCTTCCGTAAGTGTTATTTCCGGCGCTGTCGGTCAGGTCCCATACTGCCGGAATGATGTTTTCCGACAGGATCGGGCCGCCGGATTCGTCGAAACTATTCAGGAAGTCACGGTTCAGATCGGCACGAAGGGTGCTTGTCCGCCAATTATTAGCTTTCCAGTCTTCAGGCCGGTTCAGCTTAAATGGCTGACAAGTGAATGGCCGGTCGGCGATACATTCATCAGTTATCACCAGGGTTTTACCGTCTGCAAAATGTTCCAGAACTCTAACGGCCACGGGGCCGGCATTGTAAACAGTACCAGGTTTCAGGTACTTAATTTTTACCTTTACGCTCATAACAAGGTTTACCTCCTTCATAATCTTCGATTACCACTTCAACCCGTGGATTTTTGGGGTCTACGGCGAAGCTGTCTGTAAAATATTCAATGTGTTTCCAGCCGTCATTTTCCAGGACGCCCATCTGGACAAGGCTGTCCTGAATAAATTTCTTTGCAAAGGCAATATTATCTTTATCACGCCTTTTGTTAGGCTCTATCCAGGTGTAATGTATAACCACCGGTCCGGTGAAGCGGACGCCGCGAAGCTGGGATTTTATCATAAAGCCGATAACGTGTTCAGCTTGCTTCTTCATAGACGCCGCTTTGTACTTGCCTTTTTTGCCGCGTTCGGCTTCGATATATTCGTTCAAACCTGGCAGAAGGCCAGGGATAGTCAGTTTACAGCGCAATTCTTCACACCCTTTCATTTCAGACCAAGAAGTTTTTTGGCCTTATCTCTCCGTTCGTTCGCTATTGTTGTCCTTCTGGATTCCCCGACCAGCTTTAGCCGAATAGGACACATTTCCAGGACGCGATCACATATCCGCGCGTGGCCCAGGGAAGGCGGGTTCTTTAAGTCGTCCATTGACAGGTTCGTTGTAATGATCAACGGCATTCCGGACCTGGACCTGGTGTCAATTACGTTGTAGACTTGTTCGGTAGAATACGAAGTGTCCCGCTCCACGCCCAGATCATCAATCACCAGCAATTTATAACGCTGTAGTTTGTCAATGAATTCCTGACGTTCTTCACCGAACCCGAAACCCTGAAGTTTATTCAAAATCCGCGGAAAATTCGTAACACTAACCGGAACCAGCTTTTCTATAAGCGCGTTTGCTATGCAACAAGCCAGGAAGGACTTTCCAGTCCCAACACCGCCATAAAACAGGATTCCGATATTGTCCTTAAACATTTCGTCCCAGTTCTCGACGTAACGCCGGCAGACTTCGGAAACCTCTGGGTTCCGGTTATCGTCCTGGTCGAAGGTGTATTGTAAGTACGCCGGATCGGTGATCCCGTCGCGGCGAAGGACTTCCATTCGCTGAAGGAATTGTCTTCGTTCTTCAGCCGCGCGTTCTGCTTCAATTTCCTTCTTCCTGCATTCGCAAGCTATTCCGACACGAACGACCCTTTCGGACTGGCCCCCGAATGCTGGAAGGGTTATGTCGTGCTGTTTCCTGGTGTGGCACTTTCCACACACAAGGAAACCTTCTTCGTCCAGGTAGTCGTCTTCATTACGGTTCTGAAGACTTGCGGCGACCAGCTTGTTCATAACCTCATTCATGCCATCACCCCTTTAGGAAGTCTTCTTCGTCGTCGTAGTTCTTAAATGCAGGAGGGGACGGTCTTGCTTTATAACCTCCGCGGTCCTGTTCTTTTGATAGCCAGTTATTGATAAACCGAAGAATCCCCTTTTTGGTTTTTCGCTTTGAAGGGTTAGCGTCAAGCCAACCCTTCATTTTTCGAAGTTCCTGCATGACATCAACAGCCGGATATAGCTTTGTCCACTCCTCGACTTGTTCTTCCGTAACCGGATATTCGGTTTTATCATTTAACGTCAATGCAATAATAGGGGGCGCTGTCGGCTGGCATGGAGCGGCTTCCGCTCCGTGCATACATTCTGGTTCTTCTGTTTCTGATCCTGATCCTGTTTCTGATCCTGTTTCTGATCCTGTTCCTGTTCCTGTTCCTGTTCCTGTTCCTGGTTGCCCTAACCGTTCTTGTAACCGTTCAATTAACGGTTGTATAAAAGGTTTATCAGACTGTTTGATGATAGTTAAAAATGATTGAAATAAGTGTGTTTCGGGCAATTCATCAAGTTTTACAATAGCGCTCTTGACCTGGTTCGGGTTTTCTAACGGGTTGTGTTTAAGATAGTTTTTAACAAGTACAACATGGGAAATTGCGTCATACGCTATACCGCCAGTATTCAACAGTTCTTCTAACGCTTTCTTGAACCGTTTTTCGTCCCATCCCAAATCAAAACAAGCGTAAGGGAAGGGTAGAAAGTAAAATCCCAAAATATTCCGGTGCGGAGAAGTAAGAAGGTACAGCATTAAATACCTCGCGTCGTCTGACACATTCCGCATTTTTTCATCCTGCCAGAATCTGTTTTCTACTCTTGTGTACATTAGACCACCCCCTTTCGACTAACAGGAAACCCCTTAAACCTTCTTCTGGCAGGAACGGCACAATTCGCGGCCATACTTCTTCATGGAATACTGCTGTTCGGCTGAAGATATGGGACCACCACATTCAGGGCAAACGGGGCCGCTGGACGCTCCCTGTGGGGCCTGCTGGGCCGTTTGTCTTCCTGCCTGGGCGTTTGTATTAGCTGAAGGTCCTGGCGCGTTTGTGGTTGTTTTCTGGGCGTTCATATCAAACCTGACATTGCCGTTTCGGTCTACAATAACCAGTTCTGATATTTCGCGGCGGTCGTTATAGCCGATATGGGCCACAGAAAAGCGCGTACTCGGAAAACATCTGTAAATTTCCTTTTGGCCTTGCCTTTCGACGTAATATTCAGAATCCACAAGTTCAACGTAGATGAAAGGGGCGGTGTAAAGTTCACGGCCGATCCCCACGTTGAAACCAGCGCGCTTAAAGGCGTCCGAAGCCTGGCCTTTTTCCTTTTCGGTGTTACTCTCGACGCCGACGTCCTGTTTTCTGATCCAGGCTTTCTTCGTGTCGTCCCAGATGTCGATATTGCAGAACAGGTTCCCATTTATAACCTCATGGGTCCTTTGCCAGTTGGAAGGGCCGAAGACCTGGTCAAGAATCCGCATATCGACGCGGGCGTCTTTATAAATCAGCAACACAGCGCCGACGCGGCCGGCTTTATTCTTGCTGACACTCTGAACACGACATTCAACGTCTTTGGCAGACAGCAAAGGAATTTCAAACTGCTTTACTTCCGCCATTACCGTTCACCACCTTTTCCCTGTAGTAATTACAAAATTCACAAGCCGCGCAGTAATCAATACACTTCTTGTCCTCACCAGGGCGGACCTGAATTTCGTCGCCGCCATTTTCGGACATCCATTGTTTAGCTTCCTCCATGCTGTCAAGGACGCGAAGGGCGGTCTTACGGCCTTTTCTCATAACCGCGAACTTGTCGCCGCTGTTAAACCTTTCTTCTGGCGTACAGATCGGAAGTTCGTCGTCTGGTAGTTTTTCAGCGGCCGCGATTTCCTTGAATTTAGCTGTCAGCCATTCTTCACACTCGGCAAAGTCAGCGTCGGTAAAGGTAAACTTTACAGTCTGGACAGGATAAGGCGGATAATCGGCCTTGATTTTAGCGTCGCGCTTGCTGTGGTCCTTTAGGAAGGCCACCACCTGGGCGCCCTGGGCGTCAAAACCGATCTTGCGTAACATATAGCAGTAAATAAGAAGTTGACGGCGCCAGTCCTCAAAATCTCCGAATATGATCTTCCAGACCGAAGCGGTCTTGTAGTCGGTAACTATTTTTGTTTTGTCGTTATAAAGGTCAAACTGACCGGACAGAATATAATTACCAAAAGGAATTTTAATGCGTTCTTCCTTCAGTTCGTGTTCGCCTTCCTCGTGCCTTTCAAGAACGGCATGGACGGCGGTTCCGAACAACAGCCAGACCATATCCGACACGTCACGCTCGATCTTTTCGTGGTGTCTGCGTTCCAGGATTGTTTCCCTGACGCCTTTTAGAAGGGAAGTGACGCGGTATTCATTCGGTTCATATACATAGTCCCGCTGTGCAAGGCTTACGAACGGGGAAGGAAGGTTCAGCTTATTTGTGATGATCATTCTGCTTTCCTCCCTTCGTATTCAGCGATCTGCTTTTCAAGTTCAGCGATCTTCGCTTCCAGCTTATTTTTCAGGGCCTCATGTTCTATATAGCTGTCGAACCACATGTCGCTGGTAGATTTTGCAGAAGCAAGTTCCTTTTTCAATCCGTGAATCTCTATTGCCTGATTGGCGATAATTTCTCTCAATTCATTAACATCGTTAACAGTGTTATTGTTCATACTTGAATATCTCCTTTCGATTTGTTATAATTTAGGAATAAATGTTCATACTTGACGGTTTTGGCTGCTGCGCTTTGTGGTGATTGCGTAGCAGTCTTTTTCTTTACGTTCGATCACGATGTAGTCTTCACCCAGAAGAAGCAGTCCCTTTATGGCCTGGCATAACTGAACGATCGACAGGTGAAGCAGCTTATTCTTCATAGCTTTCACCCCCTGGTTCTTTCAGTGTGGCCACGATCTCCTGGAACATGTCCCTGGCTTCCGATACAGCAGCGACGATCAGAACGAACAGAAGTGGAAGCAGGTATTCGCCACCGATCCCGAAATAGCCGCGTTCTTTGTAGGCCGCTTCGATAGCTGCAGGCATAAGAACGAACCCTGCAAGCGCTGCGATTATGTATGCGATGTTCTTCTTGAACCAACCGATAGGGCTTGTCCTCTTTATGGGCCTGCTGTCCTGGCGGTTCTTCTTGCCTGTGCAGTGCGGGCATACATAACCGGAAGATGGGATCTTTGCCTGGCTGCTGACGTTCCAGGACTTTCCGCATTTAACGCATGTCTGGCGGTTTCCTTTGCACCTCACACATCGCACCCCCTTTGGCCTTCGGCCTATACCCTGGCGCCGTGTTCTCTGGCCCAGTCTTTAACGGCCTGAACACTGATGGTGCCACCGGCTTCCGGAAGCGTTGCGATGAATTCAGCCTTGAATTTCTGATATAAAGGTTCTGCCTGCTCCTGGCCGATCACACACGAAAGAGCATTCAGGGCCAGTTCAGCAGGGCCGCTTCCTCCATATCCCCAGGCGAACCCCGTCGGGCTGTGCCTTACGATCCTGTGGGGAATGTTAGTCACCATTTCACCGTTTTCCAATCTGCAGACTATTGCCGGACCGATATTACATGGCCCAAGCATAGCCACCTTTTCTTTGTGGTCCGCTCCTTTGTCACCTTTATGGACCACGATCCCTTCTTTTGCTGCGCACACCTTGCCATATCCGACTTCGACATATACTGGATTTTTCAGCGTCCTTCCGCAGCGCTTACACCTTGATACCTCTGACATTTTCAACCCTCCTTGATTATTTGATAGCTTTCATCCACCGATAGGCCGGTCATGAATCTGACGCAGCCTTCCTTGAACTGCTTTTCATCAATGGCCTTCTGGCCGATAACCTCCTTTCCGATTTCGTTGCCTTTGCGATCAATGCTGATCCTTAAAACATCCAGCTTCATCCCTCACCATCCCTTTACTTCGTTTTTCTGGATTCTTCGAATTCGGCCAGGTCCTGCGGTGTTATGCGGTACAGCTTGCCGATTTTGATGGCCCGAAGTTTCTTCTCGCGGATCCAGGCCCAGACTGTAATTACCTTGACGCCGTACTTCTGCGCGACTTCTTCGCAGGTCAGATATTTTTCCACAATTTTCCCTCCTTTACTTGATTTTTGTTCGGTTTAGTTATATAATTGTAGTGGCGAACATAAATATAACTATACCGAAACCGATGAAAAGCGAATTTCATTGGGTGTGTTTTTTATTCTCTTTTATTCGGTCACTCTCATTATAATTCGGTTTTCTTCGGTTGTCAATAGTTAAATTCTCTTTTGTTCAGTAAAATTTAGGGGGAAGAAGGATGTTTTTTGATCAAGTCCAGAAGTTATGCGCCGAAAAAGGCATATCGGTGACGAAATTGGCTGAAGAACTGGGCCTGTCATCGTCCACAACGAACGGATGGAAGAACGGTGCAGAACCGCGACCGGCCACCCTGAAAAAAGTTGCTGATTACTTCGGCGTGACAACCGAATATTTATTGACAGGCGAAGGACCGAAGACTATTGCCACTAATATTCAGAACAGTAATGTAATTCAGAACGTACACGCACCGGTTATGATCAAGAATGGTGTCGAACGCGAATTGTCAGAACAGGAAATTGAACTGCTCCGGATTTTCAAGCAGTTGGATGTTAAAAGGCGGGTACAGCTTATGTCCTATGCTTACAAGCTGGAAGAAGAATCAAAGTAAAGGAAGGATGGTATTATGTTTTTTAATAAGAAAAAAGGACCTGAAACACCGCAGGTCAGGGCCATGTATTATATAGGTTTACCAGGCTTCAATCAGAATTTTGCATGTGATCTTATAAAAGAAAACGACCTTCTTATCATCCGTCAAGTCAAGCCGCAGGCCCAGGCCAGCATGTCATTATCACAGATCCAGTCCATCGATGTAATTCCTGAAAACGACTTTATGACAAGATATCAACACACCAACGCACCGGCGCCGAAAGATCAGTCAGGCTTTTGGAAAATGTATATGGTCATCAATTACATGGGATCCGATGGCCAGCAGAAGATGATCGCCTTCTGGGTGTCCAATTTGGAAATAACGAAGCTGAATAATTTTGTGGCTGCTATTCAAGAAAATAGTCCTGTCCAGAATTACGTCCTTTGATGGATAGCCAGGGGGTGATCCATTGAATGCCGTAATATACGCAAGATACAGCAGCGACAACCAGCGTGAAGAATCGATCGACGCCCAGGTCAGGGCCATAAAAGATTTCGCTGCCAGGGAAGGAATAAACATAATAAGGATATACGCCGATGAAGCGAAGTCGGCCACGACGGACCAGCGGCCGCAGTTCCTGGACATGATGAAGGACGCAGAAACAGGAATGTTTCAGGCCGTGATCGTCCATAAACTGGACCGGTTCAGCAGGGATCGCTTTGACAGTGCATACTATAAGCGCCATTTGAAGAAGTGCGGCGTCCGGTTGATATCGGTCCTCGAAAACCTGGATGACAGTCCCGAATCGATTATCCTGGAAAGTGTCCTGGAAGGCATGGCCGAATATTACAGCAAGAACCTTTCCCGTGAAGTAATGAAGGGCATGAAGGAAACAGCGTACCAGTGCAAGCACACCGGCGGGATCCCTCCGCTGGGTTTCGATGTCGGCCCTGATAAATCATATGTGATTAACGAATGGGAAGCGGAAGCTGTCCGGATGATATTTGAAATGTTCGCCGATGGGAAAGGGTATAGCGCGATCATCGACGCGCTGAATGCGAAAGGATATAAGACGAAAGCGGGGAAGACGTTCGGAAAGAACAGTATTCATGATCTGCTGACGAATGAAAAATACATCGGTGTGTTTGTGTTCAATAAGGTTTATAACAAGATAAACGGGAAGCGGAATGGCCATAAATTGAAGCCCGATGATGAAATTATCCGGATCCCCGGAGGATGTCCGGCCATAGTTTCCCAGGAACTTTGGGAAAGGGTGAAAAAGAGATTGGAAGCCAATAAGCGCGCCAGCGGCGCATATTCTGCGAAAGCCGTGTATATTTTGTCCGGCCGTATTTTCTGCGGCAAGTGTGGCGCTGCCATGACCGGCAAGCGGGCCAGGATGGGCCGGAATAAAACCGTGTACAGTTATTATGAATGCAGCGCCAGGAAGTCGAAACGGACCTGTGATATGAAGCCGATCAATAAGGATTTCGTTGAACAGAAGGTCATCGACGCCCTTTATGATAATTTGTTCTGTGATGAAGTAATCGAAGCGGCCACAGATATGATCTACAATCATGCAGCTTCCCGGAATACAGAGATCCCAGAAATGATCAAGAAATATGAAAAGCAGCTTCAAACAGTGGAATTTGAGATTTCCAATATAGTGAACGCCATCGCCAAGGGCATGTTCCACGAATCAATGAAAGCGAAGATGGACGAACTGGAAGCGTCAAAGGCCCAGCTTATGATCCGGATCGAAGAAGCGAAGCTGCAGCAGCAGTCACATTCTTTGACCAGGGAACAGATATATGCTTTCCTGGCCAGGTATAGGAACATAAAAGAAATGACACCTGAACAGCAGAAGACTGCCATCCAGGTGTTCGTTGAACGCGTGACTGTATATGAAGATAAGATCGACATGGACATTTTGACGGTACCAGGAAAAGGTCCTGGACCCGGTAAAAATAAAAAAACCGCCAGTGATAACACTGACAGTTCTATCGAAAGCAACATGCCGGAAAATGGCCATTCTGGCCTTTCCGGTGATAGTTGCACCTTGATGGTGGAGGCGAACCGCGACCTTATAAGGTGCAACAGTTGCACTTCATTGGTGGAGGTGGACCATATCCCGTTAAGGTGCAATGATCCGGAGCCGTTCCGGATGAAGATATCCATTGACATCCAAGGGTACCGGCACAATAAATAATAAAAAGGCCCCGCGGCGTTATACCGTAGGGCCTTTATTTTACTGCAGAAGTTTATTCTGCTTCACAGCCTGTTCGATCTTCGTGTCAAGCCATAGATTCACGTCATTATATAGCTGCTGCAGAAGGTCCTTTGCTTCCTGGGTTAGTAATGACAGCGCGATCTTCTTTGCTTCTTCAAAGGCGTGTTTCTGTGCTTCCGGGCCGAATTCGCCTTTCTTTTTCAGACTGTCCACATATGTCTGGAACATATAATCAACAGCCTGCAGGACGGCTTCATTCGCCTGGTTGACATAGTTCTGAATCGTTTCGTTCTCAATGCGTTTGGTGATCTCACTGGCCTTCTTTTTCAGGAAGACAACCAGCATTCCGCCGACTATGGTGATCACCGGCAATATAACCGTTGTGACCAGGGCGCGGCCTATTTCACTATCAAAGAATTCAACCATGTTCCATCCTCCTTATTTTACGACTTCCACATCGTTCAGATATACCCAGCTACAGATCCCGCCGTTTGCGCCCAGAAGGACCCTGTGACCTTTTATCTGTGAAACAATGTGGGTTTTATTCTTAACCCATCCGGGAATTGTCTGGCCGGTTGCGTATTTCGTGGCGCTGGCCTTGATCTTCACTTCGCTTCCAACCTTGACCGGTTTAGCCGCCTGCTTTGGTTCATGACCTGGTGCGACTTGTGTTCCGCTCGTTGTGGTGATGTAGGTATCAAAACCGGCAGCTTTGAGTTTAGCGGCCAGGTTTTCAGCATTCTGCTTCACACTGAAAGCGCCGACCTGGACTCTGTAAAGGCCGCCCGACTGCTTGATGATCGCGTCGAACCCTGCAGCCTTAACCTTGTAATACTGGGCGTCTGCATTGGCCTTGTTTGAATATGCGCCGGTCTGGACATAATACATGACGCCAGGTGACGGAGCGGGTGCTGGTTCCTTTGTGGCCTTTAATTTGTTCATCATGGCCACGATGTCGGTCCCGTATGAAGTAGAAGGCGCCCATTTGCCGCCAAGCTGTTCGACTGTCGGTGCAGTGCCTTTCAAATACGGGAAATGACGCGGATCTGGTGTTCCTGCTTTCGGATATCCTGCAGCACCGGCATATAATGCCAGGTGATCAATCTGGGCCTGGATCCCTTCTTCCCAGGAAGTGAAGCGCTGGTGTGCATTCGGATCACTGTTCGATCCTCCGGATTTCGTCTTCAATCCGCATGGGTTCTTGAAGGTTTCATTCAGGACGCCGCCGAATTTACCGTATCCGGTTTCTTTAGCTGACTGGCAGTATGCCACGACGGGATCCACGCCTGCAGACGGTGCCAGCTTCCAGAAGATATCGGCCAGGCTTATGAATAGTGAAGTGGCCCCGCTGTTTTTGGCCCATTCTTTAGCCTGCCCCACTGTTGCAGTGGGTTTCCCGATGATCGGATGGCCAGTCTGTGCCGGTGTGTCTGTCTTTGCCATTTCAGCCTTTACTGCAGCCCTGAACATGTCCATGTTTTTCCCATGGCGTGGGAACCAGTGCATGACATCGCTGTGATTTGAAGCGATCCCGCGCTTGTGACCCTCACTGTGGCAGATTAGGACACCGTCGGCCAGCGGATCCAGGTTGAACTTCTTGCACAGGTAAGCGCAGAGTTCCACGGCTTCGGTGTAAACCTTGTTGAAGTATGCAGCGTCCGTCAAGTCGTCTTCGCAGATCTCAAAACCGATGTATCCGTTATTATTTGCATTTTTAGCAGATCCCAGGGACCCGCTTCCGGAATGCCATCCCACCATGTCCCACGGCAAGGTCTGATATGTTGCTATGCTGCCGTCCTGCAGCTTCCCGATGAAGGCGTGAACACAGACGCTTCGGCCGCCAGGTTGTGGTGTGTTCCAGTGGTTATTATACGGGTTAGGACCCAGCAGACCATCATCCGGGCCGACATATCTTTTCAGCCATGGGTTATTCACGCCGGTGCTGTGGACCATGATCCCTTTTACCGTATGCCTTTTCCCCGATTTGTAACAATCGTTATTTGTCAGAAATAAAGTTTTCAGGTTCATTTATGGATTACCTCCTATTCCGGGAAAGTCCCGTTATTTACTTGTTCAGCCATCGCTGCGTCATACACGATCCCGCCCTTCGTGTTTTCCTTCTCCGCTTTGCGATAATAAAACCCGGTTGCAGTGGCAAGTTCAGCGAAGATGGAAGGAATAAGATACGCAAGCGGTGAAAGATCGCCGGTAATGTAGATCATCCGGCATGAAAAAATGACCACAGAAATGGTCATTGCGGATATTCCTATGAATATGATCTTTGAAAACGCCCACTTTTTTCTTTTTCGCTTACTCATCGTTGCCACCGAACCCCCTTTCGATTCTGTCAATTCTCTTGTGTGCCTGTTTTGCGGATTCTTCGACTTTGGACACCCTTTCGGCCAGGGCATTGACGGATTTGTTCGTGTCCTTCTGTTCCAGCAGAACGTCATCAATCCTGCGTTTTATGTACTCCATGTCAGCCTTCAACGCACCGGCTTCACGGCCGCTGTCGGATGATTCCTTTTGAAGTCCTCTTTTGTATCCGACGTATCCGAAGAAAATTCCGCACACTGTACCTGTCACGCCGATCAAGGCGTATAATGTCGCGCTGTCCATTTTTATTGATCACCCCTTCTTGAACATTTGGTTCAGTCTTTGCCTGAACCCGTAACTGTTGAAATGTTCCAGTATGCCCTTAT